AAGACGGCCCGTGTGACGCTGGACGGCCTGAAACGCGCCATCCTGCAAAAGCAGGTGGACGACAGCGACGAAATGCGCGTGACGGTCAGGCTTCCTCCAGAACTCTTTCAGAAGCCGCGTCAGAAACCGCCACCTGCGGACGAATAAGCCTCAGAGCGACAAAGCAGCGGCACTGGATCGTTTCCGACGCTGGAGCATCTGGATCGCCCGGATAGCGTAGCGTTGCGCCTGACGGCGACGTGAAGGCCGTTTCCAGCCCCATCACCTTCTGCCCGTCCATCTGGCGGTGTGTGTCCCTGGTCCGATGGTCATGCGTGGCGCGCCAGGTACGCTCCACGTCCGTGTCCGATAGCCCGGCCGCCTCAAGCGTCTGGCGCATAGCTTCCTGCCGCGCTGCGCTGGTCGCCTGCGTGCTTTCGGTGCGGGCGACAACATCGGCGCGGTATTTTAACAACGAATCTGAGTAGCGCCCCACCATCTTATTGACCGTGGCCGCATCGAGCGGCTTGCCCGAGGCAATGGCCTTCTTCACCAGCCCGTCGAACCGGCGGTCGCGGGCCTGCCTGGTCAAGTAGTGGGCAAGCTCATCAGGGTTGCCTGACGATAGTTCCCCGCGCGCATTCTGCACGAAGCCCGTCTGTTGTCGGGTCAGGCCAAGGATGCCACCTTCACGCCGACCCGTTACCCTGTTCACCGGCCCCGCGATCTGGATCGCCGCCGTGCGCGGGTTGGTGCCGACGCGCAGGCTGTCTTCAACAACATCGCGGATCGCACCGCGCTGATCGTCGGCGAAGACCTGCACCAAGCCAGCACCGTGCCGTGCCGTCCAGTCAGCGGCGCGCGGATAGGACGGGTCGAACCGGACCCCGACGACGGCGCCCTTCCAGTCCCTCACCGCCGGCAGCGCTCTGACAGCATCAATGCCAGCCTCGACATAGGCCGCCTCGATCGCGCGCCGAAGCTGGTAGTAGGCCGCGCCCTCAACGTGGCAGGCATCAATGGCGGCACGCACGTCACCGGCTTCCAGCGCCGCGATCAGCGCCTTGATATCCACCCCGGCACGAAGGTCATCAACGGCGGCGAGGAACGCGGCCCGTATCTCGGCATCGAACTTCTTGAGCAGTTCCTCGATACGCTGGCGTTCGGAACGACGTGTGGCCATCAGGCGCGCGCTACAGAACCGAACGTTGCACCGGACTTCGACCGGACAAGCCCAGCCAGAAGCCCATCGATCGCCGCGAATGTCGTCTCGGCCGGCGCACCATCCGCATAGACCATCTGGACACTGCCGGCCTGCATCGACTTGATCTTGCCGCCCCGGTCGAGGTCAGGCTGCATCGCACCGGGATCCTCGAGTTCACGGCGGGCAGCTTCGACAATCGCGAATTTCACCTGATCAGGCGCTGCATCATTCTCGAACTCGACCGCCCACCGGCTGTTGTAGAGGCTTGCGATGGCGTCCTGGCCGCGGCGCAGTGCGGCGGTCTTGTCTGTGCTTGAAGCTGCATCCCAATCGGACCAGCCGCGAGGTTCCGCGTATGCGTCGGCTTCCGCCTCTGTAACCGCCAGATCGACATAGGACAGTGGCATAGGTCATTCCGCCCAATCACATGAGATAACGCCGCAGCGGCGGCACATTGCGCCCTTCGGGGTCAGCCAGAACAGCGTTTCGCCGCAATTGCATCGCCACGAATATTCCGGCTCGACTGCATGTTTCGCAGCGCCCCAGAACCGATGACAGTTCGGGCATTCGCAGTGAGTTGCGCCGACCGGAGCAACACCGGCCCATTCATGATGGCAGGCGCCGCACACAAAGGTGCCGGCCATATGCGGCCCGTCGCCTTCGCTGCCCTTTCCGGGTCGAAGGCTGATGATGTTGCTCACTCGGTAGCTGCCTTCGCCGCATCGGCATTGAGCGCATTGAACTGCTCAACCAGTTTTGCACGCCCAAGCAGGTGGTGCGGCTTCTGGCCGGTTGCGGTTTCGATGGCGGCGCGAAGCTCGTCATCGCTCAATCCGTCGCCGCTGTCGGTGCCGAGCTCAATCTTTCCGGTCCCAGCCTGTGCAGCCACGGCGGCCGCGATTTCCTCGGAAGTGCTCCGAGAGGCATAGCCTTGCGGCGGATACCCCGTGGCTGGATAGCCGGCGGCGACATACTGCTCGATGGTCGGGCCATCATTGCGCAACGTCTCTTCGGTACGCTTCGCATCAGCAGGCGCAAAGGCGATATCGACCACCTTGTAGCCCTTGGCGTTCAGTTCGCGCTTTCGCTCGACCGAAACCGGGTGCGGTTCATAGGCGATTTTGTCGAGAACGATCTTGCTCATTCTGGTGCTCTCCAGAGTTGGGGCGGGCACATCGGCATCGGTAGAGCCGGCGGCCAGCCATTCGGTTGTTGGGTTTCCAAAGAAGTGCGCGGTCCATCCGCTCATGGATCTGATACGGGCACGGTATTCAGGCCGCAGTCCCTCCCATATCGTCCGGTAGCCGCCCGCCGCTTCCCATTGCCCCGTGTCAAAGAAGTGGGCGCTACGGGACAGCGGAATGCCCGCCAGCACCGCCCTGTCGGCTCCGAGGTCGATCAGCGCGGCCTTTGCGGCGAACAGCCCGGACGAGCCGCTATCGCCCTGCCCCGGAAACCGGAACTCGACCAACTCGGTCCACTCCGGCGGGTAGTCGCCATGGACGAGGTATCGGGCCGCGTCGGCATAGCCGTTCGCGCGCCGTTGTTCCCGCCAAGCAGCCAGCTTTTCGGGATGGAGGGTCACCCACGCATCGAGCCGGCCAGGCCAGATCGCACCGACGTCATTGCAGGCGACCACGTAGTCGAATGTGGCTAGCCCCTGCGCTGCCTCCCATTCATTCTGGACGCCATCCGCACCGCCCAGGCAGAGAGCAACTTTCGAGTCTCGCCAGTGCGTTACGATCCAGTCGTCATCCAACTGGTGAGGCTTCCGGTCACCATGGAAATAGACGATCCGGGCATCCCCAAGTCCCTCCGGTTCAACGTGGCCCTTGTAGGACACAACGTGCCCCGGAAAGATGTCATCAATGAAGACATGCGGGTATCTGCGCACATGCTCCATATCGTTTGCGCCGTCGTGCTCGGCCGCTATCCGCGCCATGCCAGCCGGGACCAGCGCAACGCCGTTGCATGCCTGCTCGGGTTGGTACGGATCGCGCGGCAGTGCGTATTGCCTGCCTGACAAGACGTAATCGGCCAGATGGTCAATGTTGCCCGTCACGACCGTATCGAGGCCGCACAGGATCATCGGCTGATTCAGTTCATAGGGCCGGATGCAATCTGCGTACCCGTCTTGCCCAAGCCCCGGAATGACAACCTGCTCGATATCAACCGGCAAGTTGCGTTGCCGATCGGTATAAAGCACCTTGCGGAAGTCGATCGACAGGTTGCGCGAGAAGCCATTAAATAGCCTGCGCACCCATACCTCATCGTAGCACTGCGAAAACCTGAGCGACTTGGCGTTCGGCTCCCATAGGAGCGTCGCAACGACAAGGCCACTCACTGCGCAAACCTCATCCGCTTCTCTTGCCAGTCAACGGGCTTGGCCGAGACATACCCATTGCGGTGGTACACCATGCCGTCAGGCACGTTGCGCTCAACCACAGCGCCGGCAGCGACCACAGCGCCGTTCCCTATCCTGATGCCGGGAAGAACCACCGCGCCGGCACCTATCGTCGCGCCATCTTCAACCACTACAGCGAACCGTTCGTCGCTGCGCAGGAGATCGTCGCGATAGCCTTCCTTTGATGAAGCGGGCCATGTGTCGTTGCACAACACAACGTTCGGCCCGAGAAACACGTCATTACCGACCTTGAAGCCAGCTCCTGCCTTCACGCCACCTGAGACAATCACCCGATCGCCATAGATCGAGCCGTCCAGCATCGCGAAGGGCGACACACTGCAATCCCTGCCCATAACCGTTCCGCGCGTGATCGAGGCGAACTGCCAAACGCGGGTCCCCATCCCGAGGCTTACCGTGCCATCCACATGGGCGAGAGGATGAACCTGCATGGTGGAAGGGGCGACCGAAGCCGCCCCATATCCCTTACGCAAGGCCGATGGCCATGACGCCAGCCGAATGCTTGATGCTGGTCGCGACCTTGTCCCAGTTCGACCCCGTGGCGAGTTCACCATCGGTCGGCGACTTGCCGCCGTTCTGGGTATCCCAAGTGTAACCCTTGAGACCCAGGCCAAAACTGTAGTCCAGCTGCAGTGTGGTCTCGATGCGCTCCTTGCCGTTGCTCGTCTCGATGTTCGAGATGATGTCGCGGCTGTCGGTCACCGTCGCAGCACCAGCCACGAGAGACAGAACACGGCGCTTCGCCGGAGTGGCCGGTGACACAACCGGAGCGGTGTAGAGCGCCGGGGCATCGGTCACTACCGAAACGCGGCCCAGAATATCGACAACGCGGACGTTGCCGACCTGGAACAGCGTGTTCGTATTGGTGAGGTTGAGGCCGATGAAGTTGTGGTAGGCCACGCCATCCATCACCTGAGCGACGATCAGGCTGGAATGATCCCCGAACTTCGCGTGGCTTTCGTTGACCGCCAGATAGTCAACGCGCTTGGCGCCAGAGCCTGTCGATACGTCAACGGTCGTATCTGAGCCCTGATTGCCGATCGCCGCCACGAGGACAGCAACGGCGGTGTTGAGCTGGTCCTGCAGCAACGCCTCGGCGAAATTGCGGGACGCCACCTCGATGCCCTCAGCAGTCGGCTTGTTGAGCCAGGTCATCTGCGAAGGCTCGTAACGCACCGGGCCGAAGCCACCTGCGACCTTGACCGACGAGTGCTTGAGCTGCGTCAGGTCGGTCGGGCTGGCGGCCGCATTGGTTGCATAGCGGTCCACGCGACGACGAGCCGAATGGATGGCGGCGTAGAACGATTCCTGAAGGAAGTCGCCTTCGAAACCTTCTGTGGTCAGGCGGATTGCACCGCCCGAAGCCGCGTTGAACTTCTCCACCATCTGCGCCAGCGTCTCGATGGTCGCCGGCATGAAGTACTTGTTGAAGACCTGCATCTGAGAGAGAGACATGGGAATTTCCTTTCGTGATGTCTCGGGAGGATTGTCAAATTTGAGGCATCCCGCCTCGGTCATGCCGCTTCTCGTCCCGAGACAGCAGCGAATGGTTGCGACCTATTTTTCGAGGTCAGGAAATTTTGCGGCAATCGCGGCGGCGCGCTCTTCACGAGTGCCCCCGAAATCACCTTTCTTTCCACCGCCAAAGCCGCCGCCATTGCCCGGCTGCTTGCCGGTGCCGGAATTGCCGGAAGCTTCGAAGGCGCGGCCGAAGGCCTCGGACTGGCGCATCTCGGCAACCAGCCCCTTGATATCCATCGGCGTGCCCTTGGAATCTGCGATCTTGGCGTTGCCGTCCTTGTCGATCACCTCGACCTGGAACTTGCCGTCGACTTCCTTGACGCGGGTGTGAGCCCGCACGTGCGGGAGCAGAAGCTCGACCGAACCCTTGGCCTCGGCCAGTGCCGACGTGGCGGCTGCGTCGATCAATAGCCCTTCAACCGTCTTGGTCAGGTGGCCAATGCGTTCGTCGCGGCTGGTGAGTTCGCCCGTGTGCTTCTCCAGAAGCTGGGTCTTGGCCGCTTCGAATTTCGAATTGGCGATCTTGTCGGCTTCCTTCGACGGATCGAGGTTGCCCCATTCCTCGACCTTCGCCAGAGCCTCCTTGGCCTTGGCCGGGTCGATATCCTTGAAGGCGGCGGTCAGGCGTTCCGCGTTCTCGCGCGCCGTCCGCTCTTTGCCGAGCGCCGTTTTCAGACCGGAAACGTCCTCAAGGGCGAAACCCTCGACCGTTTCCACATCGAGAATGAACTTCCCATCCTTCTCGACATACAGGGCCTTGGTCGCATCATCGATCCCGTCGAGTGACGCCAGAAGTGCTTTCAGTGCCATAGTGTATCCATCCCGGATATGTGCGCTTCCCGCGCGTTGAGACTGTCCAGCGGATCACCCGCTAGACTGGTCGGAAGTCAAAATGACGTGATCAGGCCGCTGGGGGCAGCGCCGCGGCACTTTCTTCATCGTCCGGCTCGCCCGGCATTTCCGCGAGGATCAGTTCCATGTCGGCTTCCTCATCATACTCAGGCGCCAGAATGTTGCGGCGCTTCGCCTCATTGATCGTGGCGGGGCGGGAAATCAGGCTTTCCTTCTTCATTTCGAGAACGACCTTCATTCCCTCTACGCTGTCCGTCTCGACGTCGAAGTCGGTGTAGACCGAAACCTCAGGTTGGCTGCTGTCCTTGAGCCACAGGCAGGTGTAGGCGAGCGCCTGCTCGAGGCAGTCCTTCAGGTTCAGCGCCCAGGCCTGGACCGCGCTGTTGCCCTTCTGGGCCGCAAAAGCCGTGGTGACTACGGTCAGGTTACCGGTCTGTGCGGTGAGCGGTTGGCGCCCGAGCTCGCGAAGCTGCTGTTCGGTCTTGTCGACTTCCTCGGCCAGGAACTTCAGGGACGATGCCGACGGCTCGATAAACTTCCACTCGCCATGCTCTCCACCATCGGTGTTCGGTGGGGCGTAGAGCACCACGGAAGGACCGATCGGCGCCATGATCGGATTGCCCTTCTCATCCAGCGGCGGCGTGATGCCGTTGCCGGTGAGCATCGGGAACGCGGTCAGTTCCTTGGCGCTCTTGAGGTTCGTCTCCTGTTGGAAATGCTCAACCTGTAGATAGGCTGCATCTTTCATGGGCGGCAGAACCTGCCACGAGCCTTCCTTCCGGCGACCGGTCAGAAACGGCACCAAGGCAATGATGCCGATGCTGATCGAACCTGCCTCGGCAATGGCCCACTGGCCGCCCTTGCCGGTTTCTTCCCAAACCTCGTAGCGGGCTGGCGCATAGACGTCGCCAACCTTGTCGCGGATGAGGATACGCACCCGCTCCTTGCTCTTTTCTTCAAAGCCCTCGCGGACTTTCGTCGGCTCGTAGATCACGGCATAGGTGAACTGCTCCTTGCCGGCGATCATCGCGCTCTCGACCCAGAGCATTCGAATGGCCGGGATGCGCACCCAATATGGCCGCGCGCCCATGGCCTTTTCATCTGCGACAGTGACGCCTGCCGGCACTGTTGTATGATCTACGAAAATCCAGTCGACTGCGCTGGCGATACCGTTGAAGAACAGGTCGCCGGCGAAGACATGGACGTGGTTACCGGAACCGTCGATATCTTCAGCCAGATTCTTCACCGCGCCTGATGCCGAGCCCTCGACCAGATCGACCTGCTTGGCGAACGGCTTTGAAGCAAGCCCCTCCACCAGGTCGCGAAAGATGTTGGTGAACTTGGCGTTCTTGCGCCGGTATTCGTAATTATCCGCCGTCTCGTTAGGGAACCTCGGCAGGTATTTCTCCCCAGCCTTGCGCATGGCGTCGGCGCCATCGAGGATCGTCTCGACCATCTGCCAGTACGGCAGCATGGCGTCATAATCGCCGCTGGTCGCGTTGGGCTTATCAGCCATTGATGATCCTGCCATAGGTTCCGAATACCGCCGCCGGCCGCGGCGTCTTCAATGCAAGTTCGTTCAGCGCGTCGGCGAAGGCGTCGACCTGATCGTCATGATGCGCGTTGGGGAACGAGCAGACCTCATCGAGGAAGTGTTCGTTCCACTTGCCTCGGACCAGTTTGACGTTGCCCGCCTCGACCTGGGCGGATGCTGGCCGCGCCCGCGTTGCCTTGTCGCCGGTCACGGCTTCGACCTTGACGGGGTAACCCGCCAGCAGTTTCACCTTGGTTCGGGCGTCGGACTTCCCCGCCGCGCCCGGATCCTGCGGCATCCTGATGATGACGTCCGCGCCGTCCTGGCTGGCCGTGTTCTTCAGGTTCTTCTCGACATCGCCGGGCGACCAGCGATCACGCACCACGTCCTCGACATAGAAGATGCCATCGAGGTGAGCCATGCGGAGCCCGACGGTCCAGTCAGGCTGCTTGCCCTTCTTCGGCGTCGATGCCGCGAAGTCCCAAGCCCTGCAACGCCGAGCACCGGCCGGGACTGCATCGACAATCTCAAAATCGCCGCGCTGGAACATGCCGCCGGATCGTGGCGCCGGCCGCTGCTGGAACTGGCCAGCCACGGCATAGGAGCCCATCGGCACCTTATCGCGATCGACAACGGCGCGAGGAAACCGCTCGGGAAAGAGCAGTTCGCCATCTTCCGTGCGAGGGTCGGCAAATCCGATCCCGGTAACGCATTTCCTTTCCGGCTCGAACTCCATCGGGAGCATCAGGTGCTCGTAGCCGAGCCCGAGCTTGATAATCTGGCCAGATACGTCTTCCTCATGCAAACGCTGCATGATGACGATGATCGCCGAGGTCTTCGGGTCGTTCAGGCGCGTCGGGACCGATTCCCGAAATATTCGCGTCGTGTTGAGACGTTCTGCCTCGCTCTCCGCCGTTTCCGTCGAGTGCGGATCGTCGATGATGACGCGATCACCACGGCCGCCTGTCAGGCTGGCGAACGGCACACCCTCACGGAAGCCCGTCTTCGTATTCGAGAACGACGCTTCACCAGCCCTGACCAGATCAACCTCGGGCCACAGCGACCGATACCAGTCCGACTGGACTAGATCGCGCATGCGCCGGCTGTCGCGCTTGACATATTTCTCCGTGTAGGAGCTTGTCAGATATCGCAGCGAGGTCCGACCTTTCGGTCCCCATTCCCACGCCGGCCACAAGACCGAGGTCAGCAGCGACTTCATGGTGCCTGGCGGCACATTAATCAGGAGGCGATTGATCAGCCCGTCGGTCACAGCCTCGAGATGCTCGGCAATGGCATCGAGGTGCCAGCCATGAAT